CTGAACGTTCTAGCATGTTGTCGGAAAGTCTCCCCTCGGACTTAACGTAGACCACCATCGAGTTGTCTATTTTTTGAAAATTCTTAGCGAAGGCCAAAGCGCAAGAGGTTTTCCCCCCCTCGGTTACTCCAGAAGCCCTGATGACTCCTGGTTTAATGCCGCCCCCCATTTCTATGTCGAGTTTTAGGCTACCACTCGAAACGGTATAGTCCCTCTCTTCTTCAAAATTATAATGATCTGATTGATTATCTTTAAGGTAAGCCTCGATTTGATCTACCGCAGTAAAGTCGCCGTCAATTTTCTTTTTCTTTTTCTTCATAAGTTATTTAATTCGTTTTCCATGTATTTTATATTTCCTCGAACTCTTTCAAGTTGCTCTTCGTCACTGTCAGTAAATTTTTTTTCTAACCCTTGGAATATTTCTACGCCTTCTTCCAGTAGTCCTTTATTTTTAATTTCCGAACCCATTCTTTGGTATGTTACCCCAACTGCATCCCTTAGCTCCCAGCTATTTTCAAAGTAGGCGTTAATTTCTACTTGCCAAGCATCGTGCTCGATGGGGCATTCCAAGGTTTTTATCTTATGAGCGTAGCTAAAAGCTTTCTCCCATTCACTTGCATGGTAATAGTGCCAAAATAAGCGCACCAACGGCTCTCCTCTGTCAGGGCGATTTTTATGAGAAATTGCGTACTCAGCTAAAGACTCTTCGGTTCTTGTGAGCCTTCCAAGTAACTCTGCTTTAAGGTAGTGAAGATACCAGTTTTCCCCAGTATCTTTAAAGGTGGAAAGAAATTTGTCATAATAGAATATACCTCTTTCAAGGAAGCTTTTCAATTGATCTTTTCCGTAAGGGAAAAATTTATGACTAAACTCATCATTTAAGGAATAACCCGTATAATTAAAAGACTTACATAAGTAAAATAAATGATATCTTTCCTGCTCTGGAGTGGCTCCGTCTCTGAATCTTTCGTGAAGTTGACTCTCAAGCTTTAAAATATCTTGGATGTATTTTATGGGATTTTCGTAACTGTGACCTCCCCCAAGGGAAATATGCTTAAAGCTCAAAGGCATTGTTTTGGGCTGGTAAGGCTCGCGTTCGTCTTTCAGGTGGATAGTCTCGTGAGCTACATCGTTCGCCCAAAACCACGGCAATCCCCATTTCCACATCCACATTCGGGGTACATAATGCCCCCCAGATTCATAAACGATAGACCAAGCTTCTTGGGAGGAAATTATTGACCAATCGAAGTCTTCCTCTACTTTTATTCCCTCATCTGCGTCTATGCGTAGAATATAGTCACAGCCATGATCAGTATTTTCTAAGAATTCCCAAGAGTGCTGCCTATTGATTCCGTGGCCCTTCCAGCCTATTTCGCTTTGGTAAAGCTTACCCTCGACCCCATGTTCTTTAAAGAAATTTTTAATTATATCTTGTGTGCCGTCAGTTGACCCATTATCCACTAAAACCCAGTAATCTATGTAATCGACAGCGGACTCTAGCATCTGAAGAATTACTGCGGATTCGTTTTGAACGTGAGTCCATAAGCAGATTTTTACTTTATTTTGTTTTTTTGCCATTTTTAAACAAGTCTTTGTAATTGAGCGGTTTAGAATCTTTATCTATTTTTTTATCAAATTTTCGGGATTCGTCAAATTCTTCCTCTCTAACCTCGGTAAATTTAAGTTTAGATGCACTCTCGAATTCGGTAATCGCTCGCCGCAAGTGTTTAACTCCGTCTGTGCCGTTGAAGAAGTTCAAGGAGTTCAGGTAAAATCCTAAATTCAATTGACTCCAGAATTTTATATTAGGATATTGTATAAATAATTGCTGGGAAGCTCTCGTTTCTCTTGCCCAATCTACGTTAGAGAAGTCATTCGGGTCTTTAATTAATTGCCAAATTAGAACCCAAAATTTGTTTTTAGGTTTAACTTGCTTGTTAGTGGCGCGAGAAATAATTTTTCGGCCTATATCGAATCCTTCATCACTCATCTAAGTCATGTTCTACCATCTTTTTGACCAAATCACGAAAAGAAACTTTGGGTTTCCACCCAAGCTCTAATTTGATATCGGTGGGATCGCCAAGAAGTAGCTCCACTTCGTTGGGGCGATAAAACTGTGGGTTGATTTTTACCAAGACTTCTCCCGTCTCAGAATTATTACGAAATTTAGTTTTTAGAGCGTCATCGGGGATTTCGCTCCAAGAGCCCTCTATTTTGGCCGCTATAAAAGCCCTGTCAACGAATTCCTTAATAGTATGAGTTTCTCCGCTCGCCAATAAATAGTCTTTAGGTTTATCCTGAGTGAGCATTAACCAAACACCCTCTACGAAATCTTCAGAATCGCTCCAGTCTCTTTTCGCATAAATATTACCCAGCTCAATGGGGTCAAACTTTTCCCCTAGGTCAATAGATTTTTTGATTCTGGCAACCCCTTTGGTAATTTTTCGGGTAACAAACTCTTCACCCCTTTTAGTGCCCTCATGATTAAATAGAGTCGCATGAACCGCGAACATATCATAAGATTCTCTGTAAACCTTTACTAAGTGTCGCGCAGCGCACTTGGAAGCTCCGTAAGGGCTGCGAGGCTTGAGGGGATGCTTTAAGTCTTGAGGGGAGTAGTCTACGTCCCCGAATTCCTCGCTGCTTCCAGCGCTGTAGAACTTGCATTTGGGTTGATAGGCCCTAATTGCCTCTAAGCATCTCATGACTCCAACGGCATTAGTGTCGAAAACGTGCATGGGCATATCCCAACTACATCCAACGAAACTATTAGCCGCGAAATTAACAAAATAGTCGGGTTGAATTTCTTGAACAAGCTTAGAAATACTAAATTCATCTGTTAAGTCGCCGTAGACTAATTGAAAATTAGGGTGATCTAAGAAATTCTTACAATTTGTAAAATTGGGGCACGAAGATCGGCGTATCATTCCGAAAACCTTATTATCAGGGTCTCGCAATAAAAATTCAGCCATGTTAGCTCCGTCTTGACCAAGAGTACCTGTAACGAGTATTTTTACGCTCATATATTTTTTAGTTTATTAAAGGCTTGAGAGATAGCGTCATCCATGTCTAGGTATTTGTAGGTAGCCAGTCTACCCACAAAGATAACATCATTTAAAGAGTCTGCAATTTTCTTATATTTTTTATATATTTTTTGGTTGCCTCCAAAGGGCTTCGGGTAAAATGCTATATTATTTTTGGTGTGTTCACAAGGATATTCTTTAGAAATGACAGTTTGGTTAACTTTTTGGTTATGCCAATGAGAGTGGTCCACGCTACGAGTCCAAGATTTAGTGTTGCATTCATTTAATTGAAAAGTGTCGGGCCGAGGTTTAGCTGTCTCAAATTGTATTTTTAATGATCTGTACTCTAACCATCCGTACTTATAATCAAAAAACTCATCAATTTTTCCAGTATAGATTAATAAATCATATTTTTGTTTATTATATTCTTCTGACTGGCAATTTAAATTAATTTTAATTGATCCAAGCATATTTTTAAACATCTCAGTATATCCATTAGTAGGTATGCCTTGATATTTATCTAAGTGATAGCAAGGAGAGGCGTCATCGCGCATAGTGGGAACTCGTCCGCTAATAGAGGCAGGAAGGTCTTCCCAAGGAATACCCCACATTTTTTCACTATAGTCTTTAAAAATTAATTCTTTTATTTCATCTGGGGTTTTAGGGCCCACTATTTTTCTGGAGGCGAGGGAAAAAGGGAGGGGTATTACCCCTTCGGCTGTATTTCCCTTTACGCGGAGACAGACATCATTGAAAGAAGAGAATTGGTTCAAGAAATCCCAAACTTTTTGATTATTTGTATGGAAGCCGTGCGGGCCGTATTGATGCACCATCACGCCTTCAATTTTTTTATCGTAGCAATTGCCGCCGATGTGATTACGGGTATCAAATATTTCTACCTCGTAGCCTTTTCGTTTAAGTAGGATGGCTGAAGTTATTCCGCTTAACCCGCATCCCACAACTAGGGCCTTCATTTATTTTCCTTTATCCAATCCTCTAATTTAACCGAAGGTTCATAGCCGAGCTCTCTGGAAATTTTTGTAATATCAGCCAAGGTCTCTCTGGACTCTCCAGGACGCGGAGGTAAATTAGTAAAGTCATCCCCGATTAACTGCGCGATTTCCAAGACAGAATGATTAATTCCTGTTCCCACGTTAAATATTTGCCCTAAAATTCCATAATTTTCAGATTCCATAGCTAAAGTATTAGCTTTTACCACATCTTTTACGTGGGTAAAGTCTCTTCGTTGAAGGCCGTCACCCACTAAGGTTAAGGGTTCCTTAGCTTTTTTTTGTCTTAAGAAAAGGCCCACTACTGGAGCGTACTGCCCTTTGGTTGGCTGCCTTTCCCCGTACACATTAAAATAACGGAACATAACAGTCTCAAGGTTCCACAGCGTATAATACATTTTACACAAATCTTCAGCAGCAGTTTTAGATACTGAGTAAGGATTTAGGCAGTCCCTTTGCATGTTTTCACTTAACGGCGCACTAGAGGACCCCATAAGGGCGCTGAATAATGAGCGGTTTGCGCGTCCATAAGCGGAAGAGGTTCCCGAGTACATCACTCTTTTTACTGAATGCTGACGTGAGGCTTCTAGGACATTGCATGTGCCGACAAAATTAGTTAAGCAAGCTTCTTGGGGTTTTTCTAGCGTAGGTTGTATGCGGGATTCTGCTGCTAAATGAAATACATAGTCTACGTCTTCAAAAAGAGGAGCGATAGCTTCGTAATCTTTAATATCGGTATGCGAATACGAAGCTTCATCATTAAAATGAAATTCTTCATTTTGTTCGGCAGATAAATTGTCTATTACAGTAACGCTGTAATTCTCGTCTATTAATTCATCGACAACATGACTGCCTATGAAGCCGCACCCTCCTGTGACTATAACGTTTTTCATGATTAAAATGATCTTATCTTATCGGGGTAGTTATTTTTAAAATCTTTATAAGTATCTTCGATGCCCTCAATTAAAGATACTTTAGGTCTCCAGCCCATTAAATTAAGTCTCTTAGAGCACATTAGTTTCTCAAGGGTCCCATCAGGCTTGTCGAGCTCAAATTTTATTTTGCCGCGATACCCTGTTACCTCTGCCAGTAGGTAGGCTAAGTCATGGATGGAAATATCAGCGCCACTCCCCACATTTAGGTGAGAAATATTGAGGTCATATATATTTTCCGCTTTTATATTCTCAAGGACGAAAAGGCAAGCTGAAGCTAAGTCATCGACATGAAGAAATTCGCGTTTTGCACGCCCCGTCCCCCATACCATTAATTCTTTTTTGTTATTCAAAACGGCTTCGTGAAACCTCCTCAATAGAGCTGGTAAAACGTGAGAATTTTCAGGGTGATAATTATCGTTAGGTCCATATTGATTACACGGCATAACCGCTAAGAAATTAGACCCATATTGTTTATAGTAGCTTTCGCACATCTTAATCCCCGCTATTTTGCTTATAGCGTAAGGTTCATTAGTGGGCTCTAAGGGGGAACGCAATAAGTACTCTTCTTTTATGGGTTGATCAGTAAATTTGGGGTATATGCAACTACTCCCCAAAAACAGTAATTTCTTGACATCATAAAGATGAGAAAAATGAATTAAATTATTTTGTATTTGCAGATTGCTATATATAAAATCCGCTCTATAGATATTATTAGAGTGAATTCCTCCCACTTTAGCGGCACAATTAATTACGACATCAGGCTTTTGGTAAAAAATATATTCTCTTACGTCATCTTGGGCGGTGAGGTCTAGCTCAGACCTTTCTTGAGTTAAGATATGCTCGTACCCCGCAGATTTTAAGGATCGCAAGATCGCTGAACCCACCATCCCGTTGTGACCAGCTACGAAAATTTTATCTTTTTTATTTAAAAGCGTCATAGTAATTACCTATTGTGAAAGATTTATTTTTGCTCTTGCTTTTTTTTGGAGAAGAAACATTATATATACCTCTTGAGAGGATTCGGAAATCGAAACTTATCCTTGTTTGATTAGTCTCGTTAAGCTTATTGCCGTGCTTAAGGTTAGAACCCTTCCATTGGATTACCTCGCCGTATTCCCCCTCCATAGGGGAAAAGTCGCCCTTATCTTCTTCGCTCTCGAACCAGAATGTATTTGTGCTGAACGCTTTCGTGATGGGCAGATAAAAGTTTACTTCGTTTTCGTTATGGTTGTATTCTTTATCTTTATGAAAAGCAAAAACCGCGATGTTGTTCGGCTGATGAACCCTAAACGTGGGAAACTTTTGGAAAATAATTTCTTCGTCAAACAAGGGGCAAATAGTCTCTTGGATAAAGTTTCTATATAGATTTATGAAATCCTTAGAACTATCCATTCCGTCGTAAAATTTTCTATGCAAATGTCGATTTTGATCCGTCCCAGAGACTAAAAGTTCCCCAAAGGGAAAATCTTCATGAATGGTTTCTAGCGACAACAAGCCGAGAAATTTCTCTACATATTCTCTAAAGTTATAAATTTTAGTATTGTAATTAATTCTTTTCATCTTTTTTTAAAACAAAGCATCCGACTCCGTAAGCTCGGTCACTATAGATGATATCATCCATAGTTAGCGGGTCGGAGAGTCTCCATTCCTCGTTCGCTTTATCTTCCGTATCGTTCATTAGTCTGTACGTAAAAGATTCTGCGATGGTAGAGCCTTTAGTTAAGTCTAAAATGCCTTGAAGATCATAGTTTTGGTGGTATTCTTGCCACCTATGCTTCCCGAATGGGACTGTGAGTAGTATTACTCCGTTATTTTTTAAAATTGACAAGGCTTTTTTGTAGCCTTTTTTATCTTCGCCATGTCTATAGATTTTATCACTTTCGGTACACTGGGGGAAATGTTCTAAAGAAGAAAGGAATATTATTAAATCAAACTTATCTTTTTTAAAGTCATAAGAAACGAAATCTCCCGCATAATGGCCCCCTCTGAAATCTGCGACCTTATAGTTGATTTTCTCTTCTTCTATGATTTTGTAAATAGGCTGAAAGTGTCGCGAGTCCGAGGGAACTCCCCCCACGTCTAGTACTTCTGCATCGGCATTGTGGTACTTAACAATCATTTCTTCTATGAAGGCAATTTCTACGGTTCTCTCGCTTCCTAGGGTATTGGGGTATTTTTGTTGCATATGAAAAAATATTTTAGCTGGCTTTTATGATGGGGAAAATGGTTAAGAAGCCGCCGAAGCGGTAATCTTTAATTATATAGTGACTAGATTTTAAAAGGTCTTCGACAAATCGTATGTCAGAGCCGCCGAGAGATTCTCTTAAGGGCCAGTTACCTCCCTGATATGGACCGTCTTCGTAAACCCTAAGATCATCTATTAAGAATACGTCATTAGAAAAATCTTTCGTATTGCAAATAGCATTTAATTCGCCTTCTAGGGGTATTCTTTTCTCTGGGTCTTTTTCGTCTTCGTATTTAGCATATTTAAAATCTGCTCCTGGAAAGTGAGCGTCTAGCCAAAACAGGGTATTGCCTTCTAGCCCCCCGCTCTTCTCTTTTAAAACATCGGTAGAGTGACCGTTTATAATGGTAACATTATCATTATCTTTAAATCTTTCGGAGGCCTTTTGGGCTATCTCGGGATGTATCTCAATGGAGATTATGTTTTTGAACTTGCCCAAAACATGGTCAACGGAATCTCCTATGCCTGTGCCAGTTTCTACAAAATTTTTTAAATTATATTTAGATATAATGTCCTCAAGCCTATAAGGGGGTGAGTGAGTGAAGAAGTCTTGTATAGTAGCCATTATGATTTTGCGGTTGGTGTTAATTTTTGAATCCAATAGCCGAGCAAGTCTTCCATGCAGGTATCTATGCTTACCTTTGGCTGCCATCCCGTGAGGTTTTTGAGCTCGGAAGAATCACCAATTTGAACTTGGATATCAATGGGGCGATAAAAATCAGGATTTATCTCTTGAACGATATCCGAAAGTCCCGACTTTTCTATAAGTTTTTCGGTAAAAAATCTCATTTTACGAACCTCATCGCCGCACACATTAAATACTTTTCCGTTGGAGTCTTCATTTATCATTAATAAATAATATGCCCTAACACAATCTCTGACATCGATAACCACTCTTTCAGTGTCTAAGTTGCCTATCATTAATTTTTTTTCTTGTAAACCAAGCACCATCTTTGCTATTTGGTAGGCGTCAGAAGATATAGAAAAATTAAATCCTCGTCGAGGACCAGTATGAGAAAAAGCTCTAGTAACAAAACCTTTTAGGAATCCATTATTCATTCTCTCTTGCATATATAAGTCCATAGCAGCTTTTGAGGTCCCATAAGGATTGCTAGGCGTAAGCGGGTTGGATATTTGAAGAAGCCCTACGTTCTTGCAAGAATCTCCATACACTTCCGACGTGGAGCAAAACATCAACTTGGTAGCGCTGTTTTCTAACGAAGTGATTATATTTACAGTAGCGTTAACATTTTCTTCCCATGTTAAAATGGGGTCTTTGAAGCTAGTGGGAGGGTGAGATTGTGCGGCTAAATGAAATACGCCGTCGTAATTCTCGTTTCGTAAAATTTTATTTATCGAGTGGAACTGTCTTAAATCTAGGGAATGAAATACAATAGAATCGTATTCTTCTAATGTCAAAATATCTAATAAATCTGCTTGTCTCCCATTGGGACACCGTATAACGCCGTGTACTTCATGGCCTTCTTGGAGCAGTAGTTTAGCTAAGTTCGGGCCAGCAAATCCTGTAATTCCAGTAATTAAATACTTCATGCTTATCCTCTTACAATACTATTTTCTCCTATAAAGCGCAAATCCCAGTTAGTAGAAACTGTGAATCTATAGTTGGGCGTTATAGACGGTCTTTTTAATAAAAATCTTTTATCTGTTATATGCTCAATTGCTCCGTCTAGGAACTGATGAATGGAGCTCTCTACGCAATAAATTTCGCTCGCATTTTTAAACACCTCAAACCAATCTAGGATGCTATAATTTTCAACAGGCCTAACTTCAACCACTTTCATACTCATGGGGGGAACAGTGGCTACCGCCCCCGAGGAGTCTTCCTTATGGACTAGAGCATACTGATCTTTTGTTGATAACCCAAGAAAATTAAATAGTTTTTGTTCTTTATTTATATTCCTTTCCCATGATAATTTATTTTTTTCAGAAAAGGCCACTTCTGCTAACCTGTATTTGCATTGCTCGAAGTTCTCTGATGCCAATTGGGAGGTGGGGTGAGGGCCCCTATCGGCTAAATTAATCACCTTGTCATAGTTAGGAATCATGGGTAAAATTTTCATAACATCCGACCTTAGCCAGTCTGAATGAAGAGATTCCTCGGATATTTTTATAGGATTTACGTAGCTGAAGGCGGCAAGGAGGGGTAGAAATTTTTTTGTTACGGGCCAGTCCACTCGATAGTCTCTATCGGCATACCATTTAGCTATAGGGGCGCATAAGAATATATCCCCAAAAGAACCAGGCTGGATAAGGATGCATTTCTTCATGGTCTTACCGCGTTATACCATTCTTCCTTATCGAAATTAACTCGACTATCTAGCTCCCAGCCTTGCTCCCATGTTTCTATTTCTGGCCCAAATACGCATCCTGCGGCGGCGGGCAATGATACTCCTGCGGGGACGATACGCTGACGCTTGCCGTAGCCGTAAATAAAATCTTTTACAGTGCCGCTTTTATAGGCGAAGTCCATTCCATGAACCAAGCATTTTCCTTTAATTAGCGGCCAGACAGTGTTTTTTAGAAATGTCTGATCTGGGCCCCTGTTTTCGGGAGGCAGATTAATGTGAAAGTCGTTTATGCTAGCCTTCATGTCAATGCCCAATTCTGAACGTATGCACCCCCATAGCCCCCCCATTATTTCTGTCGCATGAGACTCTACCGTTCGCATCAAATGAAAGGGTAAGCCGCTCTCCTCCCATTCATCTATGCAAGCTTTATCATTTTTACTTAACCTACAATCCAAGTCTCTTACAATGTATCTACTCACTGTTTCGTCGTCTTGCACATAGAACCTCCAATATAAACCTCCCCACGAGTATCTATTATCGTCTACGGCTACTAGTTCCACCTTATAGTTTCGATTTAGTTCATTTAATATCTCCACGGGAACCGTATTGTTGTGATAGACTCTCATTGTCCACCCTGCGAACTCATGAGCCACTAAATTGGCGTTATGTAGTGCTCCTTGAGTATACATAGGGTCGTTGCCCCATAAACTATAACTAATTATTTTTTTCATATAGATTTTTAAAGTATGGATACATCGCGAGATTTCCAAAAACTTTTTAGATTTTCATCGTCGGGCCAAAAGGGTTTTATCTTACCGATGTAAGATTCGTGTGCATATATCTTGGGAAAATTTTCTTTCATGCAGTCGGCGAACATCATGAAACTGCTGTAAATCACATGAATGTCTAGTGCATTTTCCATAACTTTAATTAAATCAAAAATTCCATAATTTAGCAAATCAGATGATCGAATTATTTTTACCTCTCTATTCATGCTGGCTTTTTTGTCATCTATTTTATAATTTCTACCCGCATCGTCTGCGATAAATATATAATCTTCCTCAAAATCTATTATTTTTTTATAAGATATATCCTCCTTATCGTAATCTCTTTCAAGGTGAAAGTAATCATACCGATCACTAACGTTAAACCCTAAACTTAGGTAGGCGGCTTCTTCCGTGAAAGCATTCGGAAAAGTGCCGTAAGAAGATAAGTGGTGCTTTAATTTTTCCCCTTCAAACACGCCGAATACGTGCTGCGCCTCGGCATCATTAGCGATTTCAAGAATTTCTATCAGCGGTAAATCTCTGTACATAAACCTTACGTTCGCGGAGTAATGTTTTTTAGCTATTAATTTAAATTTATTAAATTTTTTCTCCTTATAAAGCCTACGTACAAGCCCGTGCAGTATGAAATGGTCTCCCATTCCTAAGTGATGCCAAAGCATAAAGTCTTTTTCAAGAGGCTCCATGCTTTTCTTTTCCTTTAATCTCGTTTACGTATTCTTTCAAGCAGGTTTTCCATTCTCTCATGTAGTTGATGTTCAGTTCATCTAATCTGGTGTTTAGTAATTTTTCTGAGCGAGGTCTTGGCGCAAAATACTCTTTAGAAAAATAATCGGATTTCACTATATTAATATCGACGTCAATCTCTAGCAACTTAATGAATTCAACAGCGACTTCGTATCTACTGGCGCTCCCTCGACATACTTGATTAAATAAGCCATAGGGAGCTTCATTTACGAGGTGGAGGTAAAGGGAATTGGCAAAATCTTTGGTATAAGTAGGTGTTCCCAGCTTATCGTCTACGACATATAGGGATTTGTGTCCCATGTTTAGCTGCTGGTATATTTTGGAGATAAATTTTTTGTCTTTTTCGAAACCTCCCATCATCCACCCTGCTCTAAATACATAATTTTTCCCGCTCGTGTTTAGTACGTATTGCTCACCTTTGTATTTGCTTTTCCCGTAAATACTTAATGGGTTGGGCAGATCGTCATCGTCATAGTAATCTTTTTCTCCATCAAAAATTCCAGCAGTTGATATATAAATATAAGGGATATTTAAGTCTTCAGAAATAAGGGCTAAGTTTTTAGCGCCCTCAAAATTAACAGCCATTGCTTCGCTAATATTGATTTCACAATATTCTAAATCAGTGTGGGCAGCCAAGTTTATGAGGGCGTCAGGATTGAATTCTTTTATATCTCGGGAAATTTTATCGAAATCCCGAACATCCCCCTCTTCAAGCCAAACTTCATTTATGTCTACATCAGTGGCTCTTACTTCGACGCCTTTGTCGGAAAAAATCTTATAAACATCTGAGCCGAGCATTCCCCCGCAGCCAGCAATATATATTTTATTTAATTCTGCATCCATTGAGTTTCGACGATATGGTTTATTTTTTCTAAGATTTGTTGGCGTTCCTGCTGGAGAGTTTCGCATTTTTCACCTCCCCTTCTTCTTTCTCCGAACGGCAATTTAATGTCATTGGACCGCCTGTGATTTTGCATCCACTCTAGCCATAGTTCAGTGAGGCGATTAATCTGATTAAGGAGTTCTTGAGTCTTAAGGTTTTTTTTGCTTGTTCTGTTTGGCATAGGTTTTTACGTTCTTTAGGTAACTGTTTCTTTCATTGTCCACCACTACGCTGTGTAACTTATCGTCCAGAAAATCCATTATTATACCGCGATTTTCGTTTAATAGATTCATTTTATTTTCAGCCTCGACGTAAGCTTCGTCGTCAGTGTCATTGTGGTGAAGATTTTCTCTTAAGTGAAATATTTTAATATTTTCTATTACCAATTTATCTATGAGGTCTGCGATGCTTAACATGTTTTGCTCCTTATTTAATAGCTGTCCCTTAAGCTAGATTTAAATTTTCTAAAATTTTCGTCTTCTGTCGCGGCGACACTTCCGTGTCGAGTTATAGCTTTCCCCCAGTATACCTCTAGTTCTAGCTTCTCGAAAGCGTCGTTGAATTCCCAATCCAATGGTTGAGTTATCTTTGTGGATTTTAAATAATTATTTAATTTTTTTACAGTCTCTTTGGTATACAGGACGGTACATAATCCATTTGTGCTGGGGTAGGATTTTTTTGCAAAAATATTCCTATCATCCCCCTTCCTTATGGCGGCCTCGCCCATGAATAAGCAATCGTATTTAAGATTTTCTGCAATGCACAAGTTTTCTACGAAAAGCACGTACTCCAGTAAGCTTTCTTTAAAAATAACATCATCTTCGAGGACAAGGAAAAGCTCGCCTTCTTGTTGATTGGAAATTTTATCTAAAATAGTTTTATACTTCATGCAGAGCGACATTTCTCCGCGACTCATTTGTCTTTTAAATTTTTCTGTAAAGATTTTTAAATTAAAATTTTCTTTTATATTTTCTTC